TAAGATTGGCCCTAGACTATTTGCTTTACACTACAAATTAGATCCTACACTTAGTGATAGAGCTAAGTACCCACTTAAGTTAGAGGATTTAATTGTATTGGATGTAAATCCAGAACTATTTCCAGAAAAGATTACATGGGAAAAGCGTGTTCCAAAGAAACATATTGAATCACATGGTATTTCAGGAGATTTATTATATGAACCACAATGGATTAGTCCTAACTTTATACCGTATACGCAAACCACTATGTTTGTCGATCCAAGCGGTAGGGGGTCAGATGAAACAGCTATTTGCATTGCGTCTTTTGTCAATGGCTATGTCATCATACATGAATTGCTTGGTCTACAAGGAGGATATGAAGAACCGCTATTAAGAAAAATAGCTAAACTAGCATATCAATATGATATTAATTTAATTCGTGTTGAAGCTAACTTTGGTGATGCTATGTATTGTAATTTATTAAGGCCGGTTGTTTCTGAAATATGTGGACAGGTTGCTATTGAAGATTTTAAAGTAACTGGATCTAAAGAACAAAGAATTATTAGAACATTAGAGCCAATAATGGCTGTTCATAAACTAATTTTTAATACAAAAGCTATTAAAGAAGCTGAAAATCAAAAACAAATAACAAGAATTACAGAGCGTCGTGGTAGTCTTAAGCATGACGATAGAGTAGATATTTTAGCTAGTGCAGTTGCGTATTGGCAAGATTCTTTATCAATAGATGCTGATACCCAAATTGAAAAAAATAAAAAAGAAGAATTTAAACAACAAGTTAAAGACTGGATGAGCAATAAAAGAGCATTAGGTCTTCTTGGTGAAAAAATCAGCGGAGCCATATTATTAAATGGTTCTGATCAATATAATAAAAAACAATACCCCAGTCTTTTAAAGAGGAGATTTAAATAATGCCTTTAGACATGCTTGGCGCTGGTCTGCTATTTGGTGGGCTTAGTGTAGGACAAAGTATATTCGGTGGTCTTAGTGCTAATAGTCAAGCACAGGCTCAAGCAATGCAAGCTGAACTAGCCGCTAGAAATGCAAACTTTCAAAGACAATGGCAAATTGAAGCTGCTAATAGAAATATTGATAAAAGAAATTTAGCTAGAGCCATTAATAACAAAAGACTAGAACAGGTTGCAATTAGTGATAAAGCAATTGCTGAAGTATATCAAAAACTTGGTTATGATAATTCCAAAGGGCAGTATAGTAAACAAACAAATCAAGTAAACGCTGCTCTTCTATCAAGTGTTTCTGGTAGAAATTTAGATATGTCTTCTGGTACAGCTAGAGCACTATTAAGACAAAACCTTCAAAATGCTACAGCTAATATGGCTAATTTAAGAATAAGTAATATGAATAAAATGAGAGATATTGAAACTACTTATCAAAATAGATTAGCACAAAGAGATTTTAACTACGAAGAGTATAATGTATTTCTACCCGGAGATACTAGTTCTGTTGGTGGTGGATCTATGGTAAATATTCTTGGTGGAGCAGCATTAGGTGGTATTAGTGCAGGTCTAAGCGGTGCTCTTATGTATGGTGCTGACAGTCCAGTAAGAGGATAATAAAATGAATCTAGAAAAATTAACAAAATTGCAACAATTAGCAGAAGGTTCAGTTTATGTTACCAAAACAAACTCTGTTGATGTATCTGAAATTAGAGCACAAAAACTAAAAGAAAAACTAAAAAATATTGAAACAGAATTAAATGGTATGTATCCAAAGAACAAAAAGAAAGTTTTTGAAAATTGGGTACAAGCTACAAAAGAATTTCCATTTCCAAATGACGAGTTTAAAGAATATTACTGGAATAAGTATTTAACACTACACCCATCTAATAGAGAAAAAGCAAAAGAAGAACTGATAGATAGAGCATCTAGAGAATTACAGATGTTTGAAACACCACAAGAAAAAGAACATTTTCTTAGAGATAAAGTTTCAAGATGGCCTACTTGGTTAACAAATGAATTTAAAGATGATCTTCAAAATTTTTCAACAAGAAATGCTGATTCAAATTTAAATAAAGCAAAACAAGTTTATAAAGATAATTTAGCTAAGAGATTATCTAATCTTTCAGATAGAGAATTAGATCCCGATATTTCTGAAGAATCTCATATAAATGATTTATTAAAACTTGAAAAAATGAATTTACTAGATGTTTCAAATACACTAAATGGAAAATTTGGAGTAGCTGATAAAAATGGTTTATTTATTCCAGCTTCAGATCTTCAAGATAGAGCACAAGTATTTCCATCAGATATTTATGGGACACCTTCTACAGACGAACAGCTAATGATTGATGATCTTGCACCAGAATTTATTAGACAATTTGTTAAAGGAAATGTAAGTAATCAAAGAGCTAAGATTAATATGGATAATAAAGCTTCAGAAACTTTAGCAGCATCAATGCTTGAAACTGGTTCATTAACACCAGATAAATGGTCAGAAGCTTTTTCAATGTTTTCTAAACCAGAATATCTTTCTTTACTTAAAAAAGGAATGATTGGCGAAGTTGAATCTGGAAGAGTAAACAGCGATGAAGATATTGTAAAAACGATTTATATGGCACTTTCACAGTATAAAGATTTATTAGGAGAACCTACTGATGGCCCCAACACCTAATCAACTAATGATTCAACAAGAACCTTCTTTAATGCAAGCACCACAACAACAGCAACAAATCACACAAGAAGCAATAACTAAAGAAGGTGAAGTATCTATGCCAAGTCCAAGAGAATGGATTGGTAATATTGATTATGGTATTGACTGGTATAAACTAGGTTCACAAGCCTTTGAAACAGCAAAAAATGTTTATGAAGATACATTAAAATACTCTATCTCTAAAAAAACAGCACAATTAAGAGATCTTCAATATGATTATCAAACGCAAATGAGAAATGAATTTGCTTCTTCAGTTAATCCAAACCCACTTGCATATGATGAAGATCTTGAAGGTCCAGTAGATTTTAATAGACCATTCCTAACATCTAATTATTTTCAAGAAACATTTAAAAAACAAGCAAATGAAATTATTGGATTTAAAGATTCAGACGGAAATACACTAGATGTTTTTGCTGCTGATGAATATGATGATAAAGGAAATATAATTAAAAAAGGATTTAATTTTGATGGTTTTGGTACTGCATGGTTTAATGTAGTAGAAACAGCAAGAGGCGGTCTTTATGATATTTCAAGAGATGCTGAAAAAGTTCAATCCGACTTACTAAAATCTTTTGAAGCAAATTATCGAACATCTAATTTATTTCAAAAATGGCAAAGCGGTGAGTCTTTATCAGATACTGAACAAAAAGAAATAAAAGGATTACAGTATAGGTATACTAGTGGAAGAGCACCAATCAATTCTATTGTTGAAGCTATTGGTCCTGATAAACTTAATTTAGAAGCAAAAGCATCAAATGGTTATCCTGTATTAATAGTAAATCCAGATAATAGTATAACACTAAATCCACAAGCAACACAACAAGATCTAGTATCAGCATTAACACTAGATGGATACAAAGCAGTAAAAGAAAAAGAAAATATGGATTATGCTATGTCTGCTAGAGGCAGAAATATTCCATATGAAACAAAAAATAGAATAGTTCAAATTTTAAATACTGATAATATAAGTCCAGCAATGGCTGCTGAATTACAAACAACTCTTAAGTATATGTCACCAGAAAAACTAGAAGAACTTCAAGTTTCTGGTCAAGATTTTTCACCTCTTCAAAAAGCAAGATTAATGGTTGCTTATGCTAATGCTGCATATCCCGGAAGAGAAGAACTAACTTCACAGAGTTATGCTTTAAAAGTTAATAGTATTAAAACACCGCAGTCTCAAACAATTTCTAATTTATTTTCATATTTGAAAAAAACACAAGATCCAACAAGTGAAGTTGGTATGCGAACTAGTGTTGAAAATCAACAAAACACAGTAGTAGCACAAAATTTCCTAAGGAGTCTATTAGGAACAGTTGATTCAGAAGGAAATACAATCCCAGAATTTGAAACTTTAGATGAAAGTATATTAAATCAAGGTTGGTTTACTAGTTATATGGCTAGAAATACTTCAATGCAGCCAGCAATATATTCTGCAATGTTAGAATATCAAACATTAGTATTAAATGGCGTTGAAGCCGAAACAGCACAAAAATTAGTATCACAAACATTGAATGCTGTGGTTCTTAATGATGATACCGGAAATCCAATAATAAGTAGAAATTCTTTACATCAAAGAATTGGACCAAAATCTCAATTAAAACCAAACCTAACACAAGGTATTGAAGTTTTAAAAAAAGGTGGAGAATTAGTAGATCCTAAAATAGAAGAAAGATTAAAAACTTATTCACCATATACTATTGCTTATACTGGAGGAGCTTTACAAGGCAATCTCAATCCAGAAGATTTTGAAGATATTGCACTATCTATTGATGGTGCAATGATTCCATCAGAAATAACACCAATTACTCTAGAAACACGAATTAATTTATTAAGAAGTGTAAACCAAGTTACTAATAATTCAGAAGGAAGAAATACAGCATCATCCGTAAAACTAGGAGAAGCTTTTAGAATTTTAGTAGCTACAAATCCATCTGTAATAAGATACTTTAATAAAGGCATGATGCCAAAAACAGAAAGAGAAGCTTTACAGATAGCTGGTGTTGCTTATAGTAAATTAGGTGCTCCAGAACTTTGGGATTGGAAGTTTAAACAAACTTCAATGGACGATCAACTAATGAATAGTAAAGATGGAGGAATTCCATTTAATCTTAATGGTATACCTATAGTAAATGATCAAGGAGAAACTGTAAACCTATTAGATGATAGAATGATTGTAAGTAGTTCTAATAGAGAAAATATTAGATTCCTTAGTTCAACAGGAATACCATATTCACTATTGCCTAATAATTATTTATTTGAAGAAGGTCAACAGGAAATTTATAAAAACTGGGAAAAATTATTAAAAGGGCAAAACCCAACTGTTCGTGAATTAAAACTAGGAACAGGACCAGTAACAAATTCATTTGATGGTGGTTTAGCTTCGGCAGCACAACTTTTAGCTACAGCCCAACAAAGCGAAAAACAAACAAGTTATTCTTTATTAATTCCAGCTTTATCAGAAGAAGAAACCACAAGTTTACTTATTCCAGTAACACAAAACGAAGCTAGAGTTTCTGGAAAAGACCCACAAACTATTAGTTATGTTGCTGATATTCTATCAAAATCGTATAAAAAACCAAAAAAATATTTTGTAACTGCTTTAACTAGAATCAATAATAATGAAGATTTATTTAATTACATAACAACATCAGATTCAGATGAAGACGGTAAAATTACAAAATTAGATATTGTTAATAACATGCATATTGCTGCTATTGGTTATAATTTCAATGCTACTTTTAATGAAGAAACGGAAGATAATTATCCTTTAGTTAGAGAAACTACATTTTGGGAAAATGCACTACCAGAAGAAAATAATAGACAAATTTTCCCATATACAGGATCTACACTAACAGAAGAAGAAAAAAATTCATGGGTTTCAAATACTGTTTCTAGATATTGGGAATTAGGTTTATTAGGTACTGAAGAAATGATGAACCTAAGTGCACAAACAGCTAGTGGTTTT